TAGCGCATGGGCTTGGGGCTACCCCTGCTTTTTTTATAATTAAAAATAAGACAACCAACAGCAACTTTACGTGCTATCATCATTCAATAGATAACGGCGCAGGTGGCGCAGCCGCACCACAAAATTACTCTATTGCGTGGAATGACGAGGATACTGCCAAAGTTAGTAATAGTTGGCTTAACAATACTGCACCAGACGCGACTAATGTTACATTAGGCAACGATGCTTCATGCAATGGGTCAGGCTCTGATTACATTGGATATTTTTTCGCGCATCATTCAAATAGCGGTACGCAAGTAAACGGTCAAAACTTAATTAGCTGTGGCTATTACGTTGGCAATGGCGATAGTGAAAATGGGCCGATTGTTGACTGTGGGTTTAATGGTTCGCCACGATTTATTATGATCAAGGCTTTGTCGCTGCAAGCGTCAGACGGTAAAGCACCAGTAATTATCATGGATAGCACAAGAGGCATTGGCAATGCAGGTCTTGGCAATGATCCATACTTAATGATTTCAGATACAGATTTTGAAGAAGAAACCGATAGTAGCACAGGCGTAACTACAACGTCTAGCGGTTTTAGAATTAACGGAAATAATCCACACATTAATCTTGGGTCAGCCCAATATATTTATGTAGCAATCGCATAGGAAGTAACATGCCGTTAGTGCCACTCAACATACCCAAAGGCCAGTACGCCAACGGAACTGAATATATGTCTCAAGGCAGGTGGCGAGACGTTAACCTTGTTCGTTGGCACGAAGATGCATTGAGGCCTGTTGGTGGTTGGCGGTCACGCGCCCAAAGCGATAACACGGCTGTCAATTCGGGCGGTGTGGTGCGCGGCGTCCATGCGTGGGTAGCTAACAATGGAAATAGATACGCCGCATTTGGTAGCCACAATAAACTTACTGCAATGCTCGAAAGCTCAGTAACCCACGACATAACGCCCGGCACGTTTACTACTGGCCGCGTTGATGCGGCAGTAAACACTGGTTGGGGTTCTGGCGGTTGGGGATTGTTTGGCTGGGGCGTAGCACGTCCAGACTTAGGGTCAATTTTGAGGGCTACAACGTGGAGCTTAGACAATTGGGGTGAGCAATTAGTCGCGTGTTCTAGCGATGACGGCAAGCTTTTGTATTGGGATTTAAACACTAGCAACAACGCCGCCACTATTACAAACGCACCAACAAACAACCAGGCGTTATTTGTTACCGAGGAAAGGTTTTTAGTTGCGTTGGGTGCCGGAGGAAATCCGCGTAAAGTACAGTTTTCAGATCAAGAGGATTACAACACTTGGACGGCTGCGGCTAGTAATCAGGCGGGAGATATTGAACTCCAAACCAACGGAACTTTGTTAGCGGGAGTAAAAACCAGAGGTCAGTCGTTGCTGCTAACAGACCAAGATGTACACACTATGACCTATCAAGGGCCGCCCTTTGTTTTCGGTTTTTCTAGGGTTGGCACATCTTGCGGTATTATTAGCGCCGGGGCTTACGCCTCAGTTGATGCGGGTGTTATTTGGATGGGTAAGCGTGGGTTTTTCTTGTACTCCGGCGGCGCAGTTCAAGAGATACCATGCTCAGTAGCAGACCTTGTTTTTTCAGATATTAATTACGACCAGGCATCAAAAGTGCAAGCAATGGTCAACAGCCAATGGAACGAGATTTGGTGGTTTTATCAATCGCAAGGCGCAAGCGAATGTGACAAATATGTGGTTTATGATTATTTAGAAAACATATGGTCAACCGGGAGTATTGATCGAACTTCTGGAGTTGATCGTGGCGTTTTTCGCTTGCCATTGATGGTTAAATCAGACGGCGTTGTTTATGAGCATGAGGTTGGTTTTAACTATGACAGTGCGACCCCTTTTGCGGAAACTGGCCCAATTGCGATAGGCTCCGGCGAGCGTTTAATGAAAGTTAAAAAGGTAATCCCAGACGAGAAAAACCAAGGCGATGTCAGGTTAAAATTCAAAGTTAGAAATTTTCCAAATGGCAGCGAGACAGAAAAAGGCCCATTTGCAACAGCCAACCCAACGTCTGTGCGTTTTCAAGGCCGTCAGGTTCGAATGAGAGTTGAGGGGGTTGAGGCGGCTGATTGGCGTGTCGGCGTGATGCGGCTAGACGCTTTGCAGGGTAGCAAACGATGAGTTATTACGGCGTTCCCCCTATCAGCACAGATTTGCGCGTGTGGGCCGAGAAGTTTACTAACTGGATACAAAGCACCCGCTCTTTTTTAACGCATCGTCGTGATTATGACAGCGCCGCAGAAGATGGCGTTTTGCTGTGGGATCGTACCTACAAGTATCCAATTGTAAGCGCGACAGGCAGTTTTAAAGAAATAGTAGTAAAACAATCTGCTCCAGCTAGCAGCGTCGGCGCGTCGGGCGATACTGCCGGGTTAATCAGTTGGGATACCAATTACATTTACATCTGCACCGCCAGCCACGACGGTAGCTCAAACATCTGGAAGCGTGTCGCGTTAACTGGGGGTGCGTTTTGATGCACCCTGAGTTTGAAAGATGCCGAAAACATATAGAGGCAGCCTTGGAGTACTCCGGCGGCACTCACGACATTATCGACATCTATGAGGGATTATACAAAGGCACCATGCAATTATGGCCTGCACAGAAAAGCTGCCTGGTCACAGAGATTATAAAATATCCAAAGAAAAAAGTGCTCAATATATTCCTTGGCGGTGGCGATCTCACGGAAATTTTGAGCATGCACCCCGATGTTATATCTTGGGCAAAAGAGCAAGGGTGTACGGCTTTGAATATGACCGGGCGCTTTGGATGGAAAAAACCGCTAGCAAAACATGGCTGGCAGCCAATGCATACAAGTTTTGTTAAGGAGATATAAATGTCAAAAGGCGGATCAAGCACAAGCGTTGAAATACCTGATTACATTGAAAACGCTGCAAGGAATAATTTGCAACGCGCAGACTTTGTTTCGAAGTTGGGTTATGTGCCGCAGAGCTATGGCCCCACGGTTGCGGCTTTCACGCCAATGCAGCAAAGCGCGTTTGGTAATACAGCGCAAACAGCAAGCGCATTCGGCTTGGGTGCTCCAACTGGTGCAGATATTTACGGGGGAATGGGTGAGCCAACGACATACGCAAACGGCGTGCGGGGCTACTCTGCCCAACCATTATTTCAAGGCATGATGGACGAATTCGCTGCGGATCGCCCCGGTCAGTTCGCAGCCATTAACAGCATGTTCATTGATCCGTTTGGTTATAATCCCGCAGGCACGTTTGATATGGGTTCGCTTGTAGATATTAATTCACCAGTGGTTACTGATACTGGCGGTGGTAACACTGGCGGCGGTGGCGGTGGTTCTGGCGGCGGCGGTGGCGGCGGTGGTGGTACTACTGGCCCAGAAATTATTGCAACCGTGCCGATTGAGGATCAAACTGGAAACTTTGGGCAAGATAACCAGATTCTAAATCCAGACATAAATTATGACGATCCGTTTGTTGCTGATAACAATCAAATAGTCGGCGTTTTAGACCCAACCGATGAAAGTTTAGCAATTGTAAATGATGCTTATGGTATAGACCCTAGCTTTTACACCGATAGCCCAATTTATTCTGCGAGTGATTTCCCCGTAGGATCGTCGGCTACTGCAACTGATTTTACTAAATATGCCGATAATACCAACGACAATAATGCGGCCACTAATCAGTTTGGCAGTACGGTTTCTGTTGGTTATGGGCAGGGTCAGGTTGATCCCAGATTAGCCGTAGCCGCAGGGTATACTAGCTCCCCTGCCCCTGGCGTAATTGGAAACAATGCAACGGGCGAAAACAGTATAGCGCAGACATTAGCAAATTTAGTCACGCCTTTCGACGATACTTCCTATGTGGATGGCGTTTTAACAACGGCAGATGAAGCAAGAAAGAAACAAAAAAATCGAAGAAAGTATCAGAAAGCTAACAGAGACAGAACCAGAAACAAGTCAAAAGATAGAGTCAAAGACTATAAGTCTGGTGGGCAAAGTTTTAGAGGTCAGGGCGGCAGATAATGATTAATACACAGAGGATAGCGTAATGGCAGGTCAAGGATCAAAAGGCGGCGGTCAAGTTCAGCAAGCAAATACGGGCGCAGCGCCTGCTTCAGCATCGCCTCAAGTGACAACAGCGGGTGACATTACTGGAGGGGGCCAGCAAGGTTATCTTGATCCGCAAGGAAATTTTGTTCCATATGGAGGGACGGCAACGACGCAGCCTGCCCCATTTAACGTAAACACCGCAGCATCCCAAGGTTTGCAGGGAGCAATGACAGGCACGGCGGCGGCGATGACGGGGCCATTGCAAGTTGGCGCGTTTATGAACCCATACGAAAACCAAGTAGTTCAGCAATCATTAAACGACGTCAGACAAAACGTTGGCGCTGCGGCGCTACGCGGTGGCGCGTTTGGTGGGTCGAGACACGGCGTAACTGAGCTTGACACGATGGGCGATGTTGCCGGGAGACTTAGGCAAAGCGGGTTTAACAATGCAATGAGCAACGCAATGACTGACAGAAGCCAACGTCTAGGCGCGGCTAATCAGTTAGGCGGTTTGGCAAACCAAGCTTTCAACACTGGCCGCACAATTAACCAAGACATTATGCAGCAAGGCTTGTTGCAACAAATGCTTCAGCAACAACTCATTGACGCAGCGCGAAAAGACTTTGCAGGCTACGCAGGCAGCCCAATGCAAAGCCTAACCCCAACAATTGCAGCATTGGGCGCAGCGCCATATCCAAGCACAACAACACAAACAAACAAGCCAGGTATCTTGGACATATTAGGCGTGTTTGCCGCGTTATAAATTAAGGAGTTTACAATGGCTGAACAAATGGGATTGCTTGCAAACATTGGGCAAGGCTTGCAGCGCAAGTTTGGTCGTATCGGTGATGCATTGTCAGGCCAGGACCAAAATGCCAGAGACAGGTTGGCGCTCGGTTTGATGAGTTTGGGTAACCCGCAGCAAACGCAGGCAATACAAACGCTCGTCGCTAATAGGTTGCAAGAACGCAAGAAGCAGGCGCAGGCAAATAAAAGCATAGAATATCTGAGAACTATTGATCCCCGGCTGGCTGCGATGGCGGAGAACAACCCCGGCATGATTACCAGCATATTTAGCGAGCTTGCAAAAAAACAACTAAATCCGCAGCAACCCAGATTTATAACGCGTGATGGAATTACTTATTACGCTGACGGCCCAAATAAAGGGAAGCCTGTTTTAGAGGGTCAATTGACGCCGGGTGACCAGGCTATCGTTGATTTGCAAACGAGGCTGGGCGTTGATTATGATACGGCAGCTAAAATGTATTATCAAAAACAAGGCTTTAATATTCCAGGAGAAATGCCAAGCGAATTGGTTGACTCTGAAACAATGAAAAAATTGTTTCCTAACGAGGAAATTGCTCCAGGATTGTATAATTTAAAACGAGAAAACGGCGTAATTGTTGGAGGCAATAAGGTTGGCGGTTCGGGAACTACTGTTAATGTTGGGGGCGAAGACAATCCTCAATTAGAATTAGATAAAAAATTGTT